GTTAAACCGTAAAAGAAAATGCCCGTCCGAGACGGGGGGGGTTATTGATAGCGCAAAGGAATAGGCTTGCCGAACTTCCTTGCCGTCCGTCTCAGTAAGTCTATCCCTTCATCAGATAATTCTCCTGTTGTTGCTATGTGCATCGCCATGTGTTTGTCATGACATAGACTGATAAGGTTCCATGACTCCCATGTGTACTCTGGGAACTCTTCACGTGGGAAGATGTGATGCACGTTCTGTGCAGGAACGTTCTTGCCAAATCGTTTTGACAATTGGCATTGATAACCATCCCTGCGCAGTATCATGTCACGCTTGTGTCTCCACTTCTGTGACGTGTAGAATGTGCTGTTGTCTGTCATTTCCAACGTTGCCTGTTGCGTTCTTCGCTACGCATTTGCTTGTTTCCGATGTATTCTTTCTCAGCATTGATGTATGGTTGCATTGGGTGCGCTTCACGTTCCATCGCATGAATGGTTTCAACAAGCCCGTTGCAGTTCCAGACTTCTATCTTCACGCCTGTTCTCAGCATGCTTGATGCTTTTCTTGCCGATGATGTTACCTCAAGATTGAGCCTTCGTTTGCAGTCAACCACAACAAACGTGTTATAATTAGCTTTTGCCATGTGTACCCATTGTTTTCACAAGTTCTCGTTCTCGTTCGCTAAGTTGGAAAGTATCTGCCGCTGCCTTCTCTGCCGCTGCCTTCTCTGCCGCTGCCTTCTCTGCCGCTGCCTTCTCTGCAATTAGGAACAAACCGCCAAACGCTTGTTTGCCAACTTTCTTTTGTGCATCAAGTTCTCCTTGGTAGATACACTCGTCTTTTCTTACCTTAAGCGACTGCCCATATTTGGCAAGACTGTTAATTCTTGCCGCAACAATAACTTCGTTAGGGTATTCATACTTTGGCAGTTCTGGCGATGCGTCCTTTTCATTTATTTTGTTTTGCTCACAGACAGCAGCATACAAACTTGCGGACACGTAAATCCTGTTTTCCCCTATGTTGTTTATAAAAGACGTTGCTACCCTTGCTCCGTTTTCATATAAAATCGACACACCACATGGAACATACTCAACGTCAGAACCGACAGCAGTGAACAGAGTCAGAGCAGGAGCAAATAAAAAAAACTTTATGCCACGTTCGCAATACCATCTGATTATTTCTGCAATAATTGAAAACGGTGGGTTATCAACAACAACACAATCGTCTGCGTATTCTTCGTTTTGATAATCTCCACCCGGATAAAATGGTCTAATGAACTTCTCTCTATTTATGCCGTATTCTTCTGCTACCCAATCAGCAACTGCATTATAAATATTATCTGGCGTGTAGCAGTCATCCGTTGTCTTTTTCGGCTCAAACTTATCGAGGAATTGGTTGTATTCCTCGTTCCCATCTTCTCGTTTATTTCCGTCTTTTTCTCTGCGTTCAAACCATGATTCTACCGCAGAAAAATTGAAGTCATAACCTTCGAAATCAAGGTCCTGCAACTCCCAATCAAGAAGTTCGAAGTCCCAACCAGACCGTTCTCCTGTCTTGTTTGCCAGAATCCTATATTTCCGCTTCTGTTCCTCTGTAAGCCCTTCGACTTTTAGACAGTCAATTACCTTCAGCCCAATTTCAAGAGCAGCAAGACGGCGTGTATGCCCGGAAAGGATGACGTTCTGCTCGTCAATCTCTATTGGGTCGATCACTCCGCATTGCCGGTATGATTCGCAAACATCGTCAATTGCTTCCTGCGGTATCTTTCTTGGGTTCCGTTCATACGGCACAAGGTCAGAAACCTTCATCCGTACAAGCGTTTTCTTGATGTTCATCGCAACATCTCCCTTCGTTTTATAAGGCACCCCCACCTGTGCCGATGATTTTCCCGTCCGAAGACACTACCAGTTAACCGCAGGACAACGCCATGGAGAAGTACCCAGAAACTCCATGAGCATAAACCGCCCGGAGGACACGAAGCAAAATTGTTGCCCTTTTACGGTCACAGCTATGACAAGAGCGTTGGATTTCTCCAACGCCCTTTTTGACAGTTCATATTATAGCAGGTTTATGAGTCGAAAATTCCGCTCTTTTTCCGCTTTTTATGTTCTGACTGACACATACCCAAGTTCAAAGGCAATCAGACCAAGAATCTTGTTGATTCTCTGATAGACTGCAGATTTCGCAATACCTACAATCAACCCTGCGCCCTCTGGTGTGTATTCCTTTCGCCAGTACACCAATTCAATCAGCTTTTTGTCTGTTTCGTCCATTCGTTCCAATGCTCTGTCGATTGCGTCAATGGTGATCTCTAACCGTCTGATGTACGGTGCAGAAACCATCTTCATAGCGATGTCTTCCGTTGTTCTGGTAGCTTCACCGCCATCAACACCTGCTGTCAGCGAATACCCTTGAACGCCAGACGGAATCATATCACGCTTGATCTCATTTAACTGCCGCTTGTCCTCTCGGTAATATCGCAATTGCCATTCAACGGTTGCCTTGATCTCTGACGGCAGACTGAATTTGTATCTCATAACTTCACCTCAGTGTTGTCATGATGAAGCCGATCACGATTAGCATCAGACCGGCAAACGCAACGGATGCGCTGATTCCAAGAAGAATTATTCCGATTCTTGCGAGAATATCTTCCATCATCATTTCCCGTTCTTCATCCTTTCCGATTTGATACCGACAAACACGCCGATGAAGTAAACAACTGTGCAAAGCACAAACGGAACTATAATGTCAATCATGTTTCGACTCCTTTCGTCTCGTAAATCAAGTCAAGCGGTTCAATTACATTTTCCATTCCCATATCCATATGTTCACCGTATAAACGCATGAACTCCCAAAGCTGCATTTCTGTATATCCGTTCGCATCCGTTTTGGGATAATGTGGTTTTGCTATCTGCCGTCCCCAAATAGCGTTTATCTCATCATACTGATGATAATAAATATCCTTGCCTTTGTCAGTTAGTTTGAACTTAACAAAATCATTGAGATTGATATCCACTGTCATCTGCTACATCCTCTTTTAGCCATTCAAGCCAATCTGTTTCCAACGCTGCTTTTCCCAACATTGGCTGCATTTCAAGTATCTTGCTCTCAACAAATGTGAGCCACTCTGCAAGTTGTTTATCTGTCTTGGTGCGGATTTTATCTGCGTTTGTCATGTGTTCTTTTTCGTCCATCGGTATTCCGAAGTTCTTATACAGTTCGTCCTTTGTCTCCGAAACACTCTTGTCAATTTCCGCTCTGACAGCATCTTCTGGTTTAATCTTCAACCACTTCTTTTTGAAAAACTGCACATCTTCCAAATAATCCTCTTCGCCTGTGTCACCGCTCAGATACCAATCACAGGAGTAGATTAGGCAAAGCACATCATACACCAGTTCTGAAATTTGCTTGTCGCACATGGGATTCGCTTGCCTTGCTGCCTTTACGCTTTTTGTATATTCACGATATTTTGTATTTTCACCAAGACCATAACAAACCTCAGAATTAGGATACATATCATATCCAAGATTGCACTGTCCATAATTCCACCGTCCTCCGCTCATGTTTCTTCCTCCGCTATTCTGCTTTGCAATGCTTCTCGAATTATTCTCGTTCTTGAATGACCAGTTTCAAGCGCAATTTGCTCTAATTTGTTATTCTCTTCTTTGCTAATCAATACGGTTAGCTGAATTTTCCCATTCCTATATTTTGAATTTGATTTGAGTTGCGAGTTCCTTGTTTTGTTATTTCCACTTCTTATTTCATGATCTGTGTTTTCTTGCGGAGTAACCCATTCTAAATTATTACACTTATTATTCGCCTTATCGTGGTCGATGTGATTAACTTGTTTTTTGCCATTAGGATTTGGCACAAATGCAGAAGCAACTAAACGGTGAACGCTCACTTTTTTGCATTTATTATCTCTGAAAAGTGAAACAAATCTATATCCACGGTCATTTGAATAAGGTTTAAGGATTCGCCCGCTTTTAATATTTAAAACAGTTCCAAAGTTGCTGATTGCATATGAATCTTCAAAACCAGTAATTGGCTTCCATTGTTCTTGCATTTTAGCCCTCGCTTTCGATGATGGTTGGAGCTTCTCCGATATAAAACTTAAAAGCAGACAGAGTTTGACTTGCTGTACTGATGTCATCAGTTCCATACAAGCGCTTGCAAGTTTCTTGAATCTCTTTCATAAGCGCATCCGCATCGATCAGCCTGCCGTGCGGTGGAACGTGGGCGAGAGGGTATTCTGTAGAGTCCAGTCCGTCCTCGTTGTCAACTACGATTGCGACGTGACCGTTCGGTCTTACGAGAACATACGCACAGTAAACAGCTGCCATGTCTGTGAATTTCGGTTTCGGCATCTCCATGCCCTTGATATAAACTCCCATGCTCATTCCTCCTTCTTTGTCTTAAATTTACATTTCTTAGGAAAAGAACGGATGAAACCGTTCTTCTTAACACACCAATAGCTGCTTACCGTGTGCTCTCCTAACTTGTTTTTAGTACCATGATGCTTTGTAAAGTGTATGCATCCGGCACAATCACGGATATTCATGTTTCCTCCATCGGAAGTTCTGGTAGCGGCATCCAATGGGTGATTATCACCTTACATTTTTCATGACTGCAAGGCTCACCATCCCAATGGCACCACTCATCTTCATATCTGCAAGCAAGCAAATCAGACCTTAATCGGTGACTGCGATAACCAACATAACATGCCAGCACTGGTACATCATCCTCTGGTAATCGCTCTGTTACAGGAATCCACTCGTTCATGTTCCACCTCTTTTATCTTTCTTCCTGTTTCAGCCTCAAATGCGGCTTGAAGTGCTTCGTTCCACCCTCTCTGATATTCTCCAACAGGATGCGGAAATTTCGCCATTAGAAGCCGATCTGCTTCGATTTTCTCATGCCGTGTACCGTTCATATGTCGCTTTTGTCCTCTCTTTACTTTGATAGATATACTTCATTGTTGTGTCAATCCTTTCATGTCCAAGAATCGCCGCAACGTCTTGAATTGCAACGTTTCTATTGATCATGTCTGTTGCGAGTGTTCTTCTGAATCTGTGCAGATGCACGTTTTCTACGCCAGACCGCTTCTCTATTCTGTTCAGCATCACACGTATACCGCCCGGCTGCATTCCTCTTCCGTTTAGACCAACGAACAGTGCTTCGTCTGGTTTTGCGTGTCTCTCTTCCAGATATTCGTCAAGTGCCCATGCAGTAAGATCATTGAAAAACACCGTACGTTCTTTTCTGCCTTTCCCATACACAATGCACTCTTTGCTTCTGATGTCGATCTCTCCGACTTTTAAACTGCACATTTCGGACACTCTGCAGCCTGTGTTCAGAAGAAACAGGATAATTGCTTTGTCTCTGATGCACGTACACGCATCAATCATCTTTTGAATCTCAACTGCGGAATAAGGTTTTCTGACCTTCTTCTCCTGCCGTATCGCTCCAAGATTCGAACACGGGTTCCGTGATATCAGTCCCTCGTTTGTAAGCCATCCGAAAAAGCTGTTGAACACCTCACGATATCCAGAAATCGTGCTATCCGCTATCCCTCTGTTCTTCTCTTTCACGAAGAAATCACGAATGTGATATACAGTCACGTCATACGCTGACACGTTCTCAGCGTTGAATAACTGATTCAAAATATACGTGTATCGTGCCAATGTACTGTCTGCTCTGCCTTCAACACGCTTCGCATCAAGAAACATATTCAACAAGTCTTTTGACTTCTCTGTTGCATTTCTGCTCGACTCGTTTAATTCAACGTCATACCCTGCGAGGACAGAAAGAATCACAGTTTGAACCTTCTCATATTCCGTCACAGTGATAACAGATTTTAGACCTGCTTCAATGTCTGCCAATAATTGCTGTTTTGCTACATATCCTGCCATAATAATTGCTCCATAATAGGCGCAGGTGGTACCGCCCTGCGCCCTCTGCTCAAGCGGTGGGATAGTTTTTAAATCCCACATGCAAAGGATAATCGGCACACGTAAACAGGAGACTCCTCACTTTCTAATAAAAATTAAGATTTCCCACCGCTGTGCATACAATTAGTTCCCTTGACTTGTTTTCTGTCTTTCCGCTTCCGCACAATCGTCAAGCCATTGTGCAGCTTCTTTCATGGTTTCGAACGTCTTCTGTGTTCTGCCGTAGGTTGCGACCCATTTGCCGCCGTCCTGCTTCAACGTTGCTTCACTCATACTTCACGCACCCAGATTCCATACTTCTGAAGCATCAGCTTCTTTTTTATCACAAACAACTGATAAGCAACGCCTTCCTTGCAACCTTTCACGTCTTCGACAACCATCTTTCCGTTCCACGTTTCGTAGTACACGAAGTCCGCAATATACGTTGCTTCACGGACGTGCTTTTTGCCTACGTTCTGGGCTTCAATAACGGTGAACTTTCTCTGACATTCAAGACCGTAAATTTCGCCCCGTCTCTGTTTGTCTTTCAGTACAAGATATCTGTCAGCTTCGACTTTGCTGTCAAACTGCCGACCATCAACCCAGACTTTTCTGGCGTGGAATTTGTTCATTTCTCACCTCTCCTGCGTTTCATTTTTCGTTGTGTTTCCACTGTGTACGCTGTGACATTGCTTTCCTTCTGCTTCTGCTTTTTTCGCTTCTCGTTCAATTTATCTGCCTTTTTCTTTTTCTCGCAGTTCGCATGACACTTTGGGTGCCTTTCCTCGCAGTGATCACAGCATTCATAAATCTTCATTTTTCCCGTCCCATCTGTTGATCATCATAGCCAACATGGCTGATCTCTGGCATTGCATCCCTCAGATTCGACAGCAGAAACTCATATTCTGATATTGTGCGGTCATACTCATGACGTGTGACAACGTTCAGCGTGTCTGCACTTCTCAGCAGGTCAATTGTCATGCTGTAGCCCTTCCGCAGAACCTCTGGATTCAGACCGCTTTCCCTGCTCCACGTTTCCAACGTCTGAAGCTGATTCTTGCAGGTTTCAATCAATTCGTCTGCGTCAATTGCTCTCATTCTTCAATCCCCTCAAAGCATCTGAAATCTTCATCGTAGCACTCATCCTCAAAGGAATAGCCGCAATACATATCTGTATGGCTTTTCCCTCTGCGGTCTATCCATTCATATTGTGTTCCTTTCGGTATCTTGTCGCAGTCTCCGATGAAAAGACAATAATCTTGTTTTGCTCTCTCATGCCAGTGCTTACAATTGCCGCAATCATTGGGATGTGTTGTGTTTGCTCTCACCATTGCACCTCTTCTTCGCTTAAAAATGTCCCTTCGTTGGTGTCGAGGAAGTTTTGTATTGCTTCCTCAGACATTCCAACCGTCCATGCGCAGATCAGCCCTTCCGCTGTTCTGATGCAAGGTTCATGCGTTATATACGGGAAAATCCTGCTTGATTCGATCACTTTCTTCCCTCACTTTCCCACCATCTGTCAGCGTCTGCCCACTCTGGCGGTTCGCTTTCTCTCGGTTCTGCAAAGCGCAGATAAACAGATTCGTCATGCTTTTCAACATCGTCAGCGTTGATCAGCAGTGCAATCAGAAGAACCACAAGAACAACTCCAATGCAAAAAACCAACCATGTAATCGTCATATCATTCTCCTATCATTTTTGTTGAGACGTTGCCCAACATCTGTCTTATCTGTGGCGGCAGTTTTTCGACCTCTTCCGCCCTCTCTGTCTGCACTCGGAAAGAACGCTTGAAATTGGAAGCAATCACGCTTTCCACCGTCTCTGCGTCCATCCCTGCCCATTGTCGCAACTGCTCTGGTGAACCAACCGCCCGTTGAACCTCTGGCGGCAGTTTTGCAAATTCTTCTTTGCTGTGGTAGCTGCTGTTTCTGCAAGCCTTCGACACCAATGCCCACGCACCTGCTTCGTCAATGTCTGCGTGATGGTGCAGCCGGTGAATCTGTTCTTTCACCTCTCCGATTGTCGGAGAATATCCAACGGTTCTGGTTGAGATCAACGCCCCAATTGCGGCGTTGACCTCTTCATAGCTTTCATCAGTGAACATTGTTGCCCAAAGATTCAGCATTGCTTCCCCGTCCTTTTTGCTCATGTTCTGAAAGGCGTGAGGATATGCAGCTTTAAGAACCGAAAGGATAATCATTGTTTGTTGTCTGTCCATATTGTTCCTCATACATTTGCAGGAAGATGTTGTTTGTCTTCTCTTCCCTCTGCTTTTTCTCTTTCCGTTCCCAAGTTCTGACAGCGGCTTTCCAGTCTTTCATGTGGTTCTTGCCGACCATCCACCCGTTGGACGTGTAGTAATCAACGAACCGATCAGCGTCAACGTGATACCCTTGTTCTGTGATATACTGCTGAACCTCTTCACGTGTAGGTGCTTCAAACCTCTTTTTTTTGGGCGGCTTGTCCGCACAACTATCACCTACACTATCCTTACCTAACTCTATCCTATCCTTACCTAACTCTATACTAACCTTACCTGTGTATACATCTTGTACACATTCTGTATACACGCCATTTTCTTTGACTGTCAGCATAGCAAGTTCGTCTTGATAGACTGTCGGTTTGTACCTGTCTTTCTGGATGTAATTGTGTAACCGCCAATGCTTAATAACCATCACGCCAGTCTCAAAAACAATCACGAACCGTTTCATGATCAACAGCTTGAAGTCATCGTCCGATGCTCCAACCATCCTTTGAATTTTCTTCGGATTATTCAGAAACCCGTCATCATCTGCCCTCATGCCAAGGTGGAAATATAGGCACTGTGCAGACATTGGCATATCAAGAAATGCGTCCGAATCAATAACCGTCTTTGCAAACATTCTTCTTTCTGCCGTTTGGCTCACCCCTTTTCGTATTGCGGACATTCTGTGATTTTGTATGAATGGATATCATATTTGCCTTGCCTGTTTCGTTGACGTATGATTGTCGGCTCTGCCGTCCAACCTTCTACCGGCTCAAATCTGCGTGACCACGAACAACCACCGCAGAAATTCTTGCAATAGCAGCAAAGCTGAAATCTGTGATCTGCTCGGTCATATGACCGCCATTGCTTACCTTCCCAATTTCTCTTGATCTCATATTCAACGCCGTCCGGGTCTGTGATCATGCGTTCTTTTTGAATACATCTGGCGATATAATTCTTGGACCGTTTAATTGATATGGATGCTTCGACCAGTGAGGAATATTTCTTTGCTTCGCCTGTGAGCAGGTTTATCAGTGTGCATACTCTGTTTTCTTTTGGAACGTTCATATGTAGCACTTACCAAAACGTTCCCGGAACTCAGAGTCAAACCACCCATAATGTTTTTGTGCTGCTCTCTGCCCGTGTTCTTTCAGTTCAAGCCTTCTGTTTGCGTCAACAAAATGGATGTAGTGGTGGCAGTCTGGGCAGAGCCACACCCACAGCCCATACGCTTTTGACTTGTCTCTGTATGCGTTGCCATAGATTTCGTGACGCTGAAGAACACCAGTTTTGCCGCACATATAACACCGCTCTGATCTTTCCCCATAGACCGACATGATTGTCGGAGCATAGCCGTTTCGGTCAAGCGTCACGCCGTATTCATTCGTCATGTTTTCCCCCATTCTTCAAGCAGTGAATCTATTTCCTCTTGTGGTCTTGTCTCGATTCCGATTGCTTGACAGTCCTGCACGATTGCGTCAATCAGACGTGCCATTTGTTTCGTGTCATACGTTGACGAACCGTAATAAACAATTACGCCGGTGCAGCCCTCTGTCTTGATTGGTATTGTCTCGGTCTGCCATCCAAGCCCACGGTCTTCCCATTCCTTTCGGAACTTGTCAACCGCCTTGTTCTGAACTGCAACAATCGAAGACACGCCGCCGATCTGCTTGATATATCTTCCGTACAGTTCTTCCTTTGACACGCCAAGTTCAGCAGAGAGTTTGTCAAGTAATACCCAACACAGAGCGTTTGCGTCTTTGCTCCTGTGCTTGCGCTTCTCGGTAATCTCATAGTTTCTACCTGCACGAAACTTCATCAGCCATTTCAACGCTTCGGACGGCTGTGTTTTTATGCACAGCCACCCATTGTCAAGCTTTGCGTCATCGATTTGCATTGTGGTTCTTCTGGCAGGTCATGCAGTACGGCGCACCGAACTTCTTCACGCTGTAGTCATGGACCTTCTCGGTGATCTCTGCGCCGCAGTCTTTGCATTTTGGCACGAAAACGGGTTCTGGTGGGCTTTGCGGTTCTTCCTGTGTATTTTCACGTCTTACAACGTCAGTCGCAGCAGGTGCGCTTCCTCGCTTGTTTTTGCCGAAAGCAAAAGCGACATTGCCACGTGCGTCCTTTATGACCAGTGCGCTGATCGTCTCGGTATCATCGTATGAGATATCTGACACACGGAACGAATCGAAGCACATCAATTTCCCGTCTTTTTCACGTTTCTTGATGTTGCACTTGTCAGCAGGAATCCAGATGAACGGTGCGGAATACAGTTCAGTGCCAATGCCCCAACAGAAACCGGCACGTTTCATGGCATCAGATGCCTGTCCTTTTTCTGCTTCGGTGTTGCTCTCGACACCGCAGTTATACTTCCAGACCCAAGTGCCTGTTTTTTCGTCCTTGATCGCAATGCCGCAGTACATCTTTCCGTCAATAACGGTGTACTGATTCTGCCAGTTCATCATGCCAACAGTTTCGTCAAGCAGTGCGTAGTCTGTTCTTGCGGTCTTATACAGCAGGATTCCTATGCCTTTCTCGGTGATCTGGTTGATGCGGCATTCGATTTCGTCTGCCTTTAACAGTCTAAAATTGCGCATATTCCTTTTCCTTTCTTCACTTGATTGATATGTTCTGTTTCTCTACAAGGTGGCAGAACTCAAGTTCACCGCCATCTTTCAGAAGCTTTTTGATTGCTGTCTTGTTCGGTGTCACTGTGCGCTTGACGGTGATCAAGTCTTCCAGTTCAAACGCTTCGGCAAACTCGCAGAAGCCTTCCTCGACCTCTACAGACAACGATTTGCGGAACACGCATTCACACCGTGCGGTGGTGAACTTCTGACCGTTCAGAACGTGTTCAAGCCATCCCTCGGCACCGTCTGCGTTGCGGTTCAGTCTGTCCATACGTTTCTTCAGTTCTTCGATCTCTGCCTTGATTGCAGCAGCTTCGGCACGGCTGTCTTTGACGTACAGTGCCACGTTCTCGATCTTGGTGTCATGCTCAACCATCAGTTTGTCAAGCTGCTCGGTGTCAACCAGTTCGCCGGTTTCCGGGTCTGTGGCATTGAGAATGCAGTCCTCAATGTCTGCTCGGATTTCATACAGTTTCCGCATCTTCAATCTCCTTTTTGTGTTTTGACTGTGTTAATCTGATTCCATCAAACAGGATGGTCTTTTCGTATCTGGTTTCCACCAGTTCCTGCCCAAGTTCTTCTGCGAGTGATTCAATTCCTTTATAGACAAGAATTGACCTTCCAATGATCGTTGGGAAGAAATACTTCAAGGCGTGAATCTCGATTCCTGCAAGTTCGCCAATGTTGGTGATCTGCTCTGCCATTTCGTCAGACTTCTTTGCCAGATCAATGATCATGTGCATTGCTTCAGTTTTTGACATATTCCCACCCCTTCCGTAGGAAATACTCTTTGTAGCGTGTTACCTCTCCATGCGGTCCGATGTGGGTCTGCCAACGGTCTTCAATGGGAACTCCCTTCGATCTCAGTTCAGCAATAACTTTGCGAGGACTGTTGATTGCCATTTTGTGCTGAATGTACTGAACCGTAAGTACCGGCGTTGATTCAAACAGTTCAAGCAGTTTCTTCGTTTGGGATTCTCTCATTTGCTTTTTATTCCTTTCTGTGGTATCATTTGTTTTGCTACATATTCCTTTTCGCTTTGCCGCTTCCCACGGTCTGCCATGTGGGTTGCGGCTCTTTTTTTATTTTCTCGACAACTTGCACTTCAGATGTGCCAACGTTGTGAGACATACACCGCCGTTGATGCCGTACCGCTGTTTGACTGTACGAACACAGCACCCGTCATACATTGCGATCTCCTGCAGCGTGATGAAGTCTTTGTGGAAATGATTCCACAGACGTTCAACCGTCAGACGTTCCTCTTCGTATTCTCTTGCCATCTCTCACCTCTTTCTCCGCTTCTCTGATCTGCTTGATTAACTGGAAATACTGGTTCTTGTTCAATGTCGGTGTCCCTACCGATTTTTTGCCGCCGGTGAATGTTCTGTTTCTTGCCACTTCTTCATCTCTCTTTCTATTCCAATTCGCCTATGGCACACATGCCATGTCTTGTTTTTGCTTCCGATGCACTTTTCAAGAAGCACAGGACACCGAAAGCACATCTGATTGAATCCAGTCTGTGATACCCACGCTTTGACGTGGTATTCTTCGTCTGTCATGATCACCACCCTTTCAAAGTGTCAACTTGTGTTTACACTCAAGGCGTAAAAAGTTCATCGAATCGAACGCCAAGAGCATCTGCAAGTTTCTTGATCGTGCTTGTTTTTGTCTCAGTGACACGGTTATTCTCGATCTTGCTGATCGTTACCCTTGAAACCTTTGACCGCTTAGCAAGTTCCTGTGTAGTCATCTGCTTCTTTTCTCTGACTTCTTTCAGTCTGCAACCCATCTATTCACCCCCTTTCAGCATTTGACGATGAACTTCACGTCCATGTTCATATAATCGGAATCTGTCAGACTGCACTTTTTTGTGCAATCAATTAAGCACTGCCTTTTTTCTCCGTAGATCGACTTGCATACTTTGCACTGTGACTTCGGAAGAACAACACCACCATGAGAACCGTCATAGTATTCTGTGTATCTATCGTTCAGTTCCTCGTCATCCATCTTCTCGATCTCATCAATGAAAATCTTCTTGATCGCTTCTCTGTTCGTCATATGATCTCCTTCGGATATGGGTAGACGGTCTTTCTCGGTTCTTTTCTCTTCGGCTCTGCATCGTTGATACAGACACAAGAAACACAGAAGAAGACAAGTCCAACCGCAAGTGATAAAACGCCGATTGCCATGCTACATGCTCCTCTCTATTTGATCTGGTGACGGGTGGCTTTTAAGTTTATCTCCCCTTAACGCATCCCGTGTTTGGTTTTCTTATCCGTTCCCGTTCTTACCTTGTAAGCTTGCTTACCTTGACCAGATTGTTTCTTCAATATTCGATTCCTGCTTCTCTTGCCTGTTCTTCATACAGGTTTTGAAGTGTTTCCTGTATCCAGTACGCTTCCTGCTCTTCGCCTGTATCAAGGCATTCGCAGTACATTCTCTGAAGATCTTCAATCCTCTGGTTGATTGTTCTTGCCATTGCTACATTCTCCTTTTCAATTCTGCATCTGAACGGCTTGGAACGTTCCTTGGCTGCATTACACCGCTGTGCGGTGTCCTCTGCATTCATGCACTGTATGTGGTGTACAGTACGAAGTCCATTTTCTCTGGGTCATAATACGTAACTGTCACATCAGTGCCGAATCCGTACTTGACATACATCTGATTTGCGAAGGAACTCACGCCCTGTGCTGTGTGTCTGGTCTGCGTCCCTATGTACTTTCCTTTAACGATTACTCCAAGATAAAAATCCTTGATGCCCCTCTTCTTCAGTGTTTTGAAGTCCTCGATCATAATAGGATGTGCTGAATTCATTCTTGTCATTTATTTGTCCTCCTATATTTTTGTGTAAACTTGAGTACACATGTATATTAACACAGGTTTACACATTTGTAAACACAAATTTACGCTAAAAGCGATAAAAATACTTGACTTTCTTCTGTAACCTGTTGTAAACTTAAATTAACATTTCTCAGAGGTGAAGATCATGACTTTAGGGCAGTTTATAAAGCAGTACAGAGAGGAACACGGAATGTCTCAGCGAACGTTTGCAAAGTGTTCTGGTCTGACAAACACCTACATCTCACATTTAGAGAATGACCGAAACAGCAAGGGCTTTTCTCCTGTGCCGTCAATTGAGACGTACAGAGCCGTTGCAAAGGTCGCAGGAATCACCGTTGACGAACTGGTTGCCATCGTTGAGGACAAGATTCAGATCGCCCCGTCCTACACGCAGGAAGAGCAAAGAATGATTGCCCTGTTCCGAAAGGCAACAGAAAAGGACCGTATGATCATCATGCGGATTCTTGCCGACTATGATGACACAAGCCAATCATCCCGTTCCCTTGCGTGAGACGGTTCTGACCGCCAAAAATGCGAAAATGCGAAAAAAGTTACTAAAAAACACTAAAAAATCAGCGTTTTTTTCTTCGTTTCTCTGTAGCTCTCAAATACTCGCAAATGCTCGCTTTTCCATGGTTTTTCTTCAATTTACCATTTTGACTTATAGGGCAGTATAATTTGACGTGTAATTTTAAATGCGCACAGGAGCGATTCTGGCGGCATTTTGAGCATATGAAAGGACTGTGTAGCAATGTATCAGCGTTCAAACGGCACTTGGTGCGACACTTTGCCGCAGGGCAAGGGAAAACCGCACAAATTTTTCTACGGGAAGACAAAAGCAGAGGTAAAGCAGAAAATTGCAGATTGGAAGCTTAAACAGGAGACAGGCATTCTTGTTTCTGATGCGCTCGATGAGTGGTTTGAATCACGTAAAGGGCAGGTGACAGAAGAAACGCTTTTCAATTATTTGTCACCCGTCCGCAGGTTGAAAGATGCTTTCGGAGATAAGCCGCTCAAGGAACTACAAGCTTCAGAGATTCAAGCACTGATCAGCAGCATGGTTGCAAAGCGGTTTTCCCGTTCTGCCATCTCCACAACAGTCATGATCATGTCCATGACGTTCAATCACTTCATTGTGAAGCCAGACAGCGGAATATCTTTCAACCCCTGCACAGCATGCAAAATCCCGTCATCGGTAAAGAACAGCAAGCGTGATCTCCCTTCCCGTGAAGCAATAGAGAGAGTCAAAGCCGGTCTTGATCTTCCGTTCGGTCTGTTTCCTTTTCTGCTGATGTACACAGGATGCCGCAGAGGTGAAGCACTGGCGTTGACCGATAAGGACATATTTGATGATCATATCAGCATATCAAAAACGCTTCTGTGGCTACACGGTGAGTCGATCATAAAGCAGCCAAAGACACATTCGTCAAACAGAGACATTGTGCTGCTCCCACCGCTGAAAGAAGCGTTGCCACAGTTCACCGGCTATCTGTTCTCCGATGACGGCGGCAGGACACCATTGACACAATCAAAGTTTCAGCAGCGTTGGCAGGAATACTGTCTTGCAGCAGGTCTTGCACACAGCCGTGGAATCTGCAAACTTCCGGGCGGTCAGACTCGCACCATGTATGACTATGATATCTGTCCGCATCAGCTTCGGCACGAATTTGCCACGATCTGCTTTGACGCAGACCTTGACGCAAAAGATGCCGCTGATCTGCTCGGTCATGCTTCTGAACGGACAACACGGGAAGTTTATACCCATATCCAAGAAAGCAGACGGTCAGCGTCAGCGGCTAAATTGATCGACTATGTTACTAAAACTTACTAATTTCCGCATGTAGCCGCATGCAGGTTTGTGTATGTTTTTGTATTTCTCCATAAACAAAAAAAGTGGGAAAAGCCTAAGAAAATCAAGGTTTTCAAAGGTTTTTCCCATTTTCGTTGTTTTAGCGCATTTTATAGTGACTAAGTGTGTATAAAAAACGCCTTTTTAGTAGGTTGCAAGTATTTCTTGACTTTTCCAAGCACCTTACTAAAATTTCACTTTCTACTATATTTCTGCTGTGATTTACTATACCACAAATCAGAAGACGTTAACAGCTTAAATTGTTAATGTTCCTTGTTCTGGTTGTCTTTGTTGTACTGCGCTGTACTGATGCCAAGGATAGTACCAAGACAAGCGCAGAATGCGGCTGAAATCTCGGCAACAATTGTGGAATACCCCCAACTGAAAACCTTGTCACAGACGCAATAAAACGTTGTCAGCGCAGGAATCACGCACAGCACAAGCCATTTCAAAACGTCATATACTTCATTCGGAAGCTTCATGTTTATTCTCCCATCTTGTATAGGTTCTTGATATCGTTCTGCATAACAGCAATGTTCGTTTTCACATCGGCTATGTCGGCTTGGATGCTTCCCAATTTTTCCGCATAGCCGTTGTGGGTGTCAAGTTTCTGCTCAATGCTCTTCAGACGGTTTTCAAGCCGTTCCTCTTTGATTGCTTCTTCAATTGCTCGTTTCTTCTTCTGCTGCCATGCTCCGATCAGCTGAACGATGATTGCAGACACCGCACCGATCAGAGCGGATAATACCGTTGGATTCATAGCTTTCCCTCTTTAAACTCTCTTATCTCTCTAAGCGTAAGCGGTCCACATTCCCCGTCAACTTCCAGATCAGCACCAAGGAAGTTGAGCATAGCTTGCAGAGCGATCACAGCATTGCCGATTGACCCGTCCTCGATCTTCGGCATTCTCTTTGCGATCTCGCCCCAATCTTCAACTTTGAACTTTGGGAAGATGTCAAGGTCACAGGCATCACCAGAACAGCCGCCGTCTGAAACAACGTTCCAGTCTGGTCTTCCGTAACCTGCAATAATCCACTGGTTTCGTGTGTTGTATTTGGTAAGGCTGACACCGTTGGAAAAATTACCTTCCACGCAGGTGATCTCTTTGCCGTGTACATCTACAACGATGCCGGTGTGATTGATACCGCCGTCATAGTTGAAGAAAATCTGATCTCCGATCTCTGGTTTCTTGAACAGTGCGCCGTGTTCTTCGTATGCTTTCGCAGACAGGGCGCAAGCAGCATATCCGTGCGGTGTCTGGTAGGTCATCCGTGTTCCTGCTTCGTATTCGAAGTTATGGATAAAGGCATAATCAACGAAAACGTCACACCAAGGCACTTTGGACGCATCGAAGCCGTAAAGCTTTTTATCCCATACGCCGTCAGCATACTTGTTCGAACCGTCAAGACTCTCTTGATATCCGACCTGCGACAGACACCACTCGCACAACAATTTTTTAGCTTCTGAAGTGGTCATCAAGTGGTCCTCCGATGAAGGTTGTTTCTGCAAGACATTCTGGGCAAACTCCAACGTCATCTTTTCCTTTGCTTCTGTACTCTCTTCCGCAACGCTCACACTTTCGGATTTCGCAGTGCCGGTTCGCCCAGATGCGGAGAGTGCTGCCAATAACTTCGAAAAAATCATAAGCATTCATAGTTTTTCCTTGATCTTAAAAATGAGATGCACTTTCTAAGGTTAAAAAGTGCATCTTTTTTGATCTTACAATAGCGGTTGTAAAACTTTAGCCGATGTAGACATCAGCAGATTGGAACTGAGCCGCTTCAGTTTGTTACTATAACCAAGCCGTCTACCAACAGTTATAGCATGGCTCTACACCAAACGTTATTTACAGCCACGTTCGATGGCTTTGGCATGGTAGAGCCGTCCCCGTTTTGTCCATGCTTTGTTAAAACTTTAATTGTGACTTAAAGCTCCATTTAAGTTACAAACTCCAATCGAACCTCATTCTTTACCTCTGAGATAGTCAAGTAAGAAATAAACATCTCCAACGGTGAAGTTTACAGATCGATCTGAATCAATAGGCCATTCAGAAGCATGAGAATAGTAAGTGTGGCTATCCATATCTTCAATATTTGATTGCAGCTTTTCGATCAGTGCTTCTAATGTGGTGCTGTTTCTCGCCTTCTCGACATATTCATAATATTGCTCTATCGTGTCAGGTTCTCTGTACATACTTCGCTCCATTTAAGTTTCTGTATAAGGCGGTGTATTGTTAATAGCAAATACATTCCAACTCTGCACTGCGCCTTGTGTGGTTTCTAAACTAAACGGGATAGTTCCGTTATTTTTGTTTCCGATGTATTCAAAGCCATTTTTTTCTAATCCGCTTTGTGCAGATGGTTCTATCGCTTGTAATCTTATGCCATAATAACCGTTAATTATAGAGTTAATAACTTTTACCGCCCTATAACGTTTATAACGCGCATCAATGGGTGTAAGAGCATTGTGGCAGTAAATACCAGCTGAACCAGTTTTAATTCCTGTACATTCACAATTTTCCAATGTCACAAATTGACCCCAATATAAACCAAGCCCTACACCAGTTCCGCCTCTGTCCGGCATGGTCGCATATCCATCGTGTCTAAATATGCAGTTTTTAGCTTTAAAATTATATTCTTTATTAAAATTACCGTCACAATGTAAAGGATATTTAGAACCTGTTGTTCTTACAGTAATATTACGAATTTCGCTATTAGTGGTAGCATAAATTGCGCTATATTGCTCTTGATGCTCTTCATCAGTATTTATGTAGTTTATTATGGATTTGTATTTACTTTCGCCTTCAATATCGACATAATTTTTTGTTGTTATTGTTTCGTTATATTCGCCTTCCGTTACAAAGATCAAATATCTGTTTTTTTCGTTGTTATCGGTAATTGCAGATAAAGCTTGATTGATTGTTTCAAAATAGCATTCAGTACCAACAATTATTTTTGTTTCTTTGTATGCAACACTGTTTTGAAAGATTCCATCGACACTTCCTTTATTACTTACAAGTGAACTTTGCCCCATGTTTTTTTCTACTTGTGCAGTGCTTAATTCAGAGGTTTTGTATGTTACTCTAACATATTTTTCTGTTGCTGTTAACTTTGTAGTATATGGGTAGTTATCATATTTGCGCTCAACATTTCTTGAAAAAGTCTTATCTTCATTGTATACAACAAGATCAAACGCATTAGCTGAAGCAGTGACATAATTATCTGCACCGATATCAATCCAATCAGAAGCGTTATAGTCATTTAGAGTTGCAATAATTCCATTTGCAGGAACGATATATTTATTTGGCGTAATAGTATTTATGTCAAATAGATTTTCAACAGGAAAGAAGGTGTTTATAGATTCCTTTAAAGCACTGACATCCCCTGCCAGTTTTGCCGCTTCAACATCCGAAGTTGTCCATGCACCGGCTGCGTGAGCGGTTTTGAATTTGTACAGCGTTCCGTTGTAATAGCAGTAATCACCTGCGGCGTATGCTTTCGATGCGGAGAAGTCTTCCGCAATCATTGCGTTCTCACGATCTTTGAAATGTCCAAGACCGTTCAGATCAATCAAAGGCATAAGTCAACCCCCTTTAAGAATACAGCCCGTCAATCTGGGCATTTGATGCGATCTGCGAATATACCTGCACCCACTCGGTGCCGTTGTAAACAAACTGAGCATTGCCTTCGGATTCTACAAGGTACAGATCACCAGACGTTGCACTGGCAGGAAGAGCCGCAACGTTTGCAACCGAACCTTTGAAACTGTAGCCCGGAGTGATGCCGCCGATCTGCTTCTTCAGCAGAGCATAAGTCACTAAGTCCATACGCTTTCCTCACAGTTCATACCACGTTTTGCCGTGACCATCAAAGGCAAACACTTTGCCGGTGTTCACTTCAAAGAACGTTGACCCGTTCGGCACGTCTGTCGGCTTCGTGTCCGTGGACATACCACGCAAATCCCACGCAGCGTTCATCGTGACTTCGCCGTCACTTGCATTTGTTACCATGTTCTTCCCCTTTCTCAGCTATACAAGGCTGAATCAATCTGTGCATTTGTTGCTACCGCTACAGCGTCAAGACATTCCTGTGCAATTTCCTTTGCTTCGTTCACCTGCACCATGACATCTGCGAACCAGTCTGGATATGGCTCTGGAATCTCTTCACTCACATTAATTGACTTCCGAATGAGGGTGAAATACTGCTCACTCTTTGCAAGCGTTTCTCCGACAGTGTAGGTCAACTGAACGTGTCCAGTTCCTTCTTTTGCTACGTCAACGTCTTTCACAACCCATGAAACAATTCCGTCTTCTTCTGTGACTGTGCATGGATAGCCGATTGTTTCCGTTGGACGCTGATTCAGAAGTGAAAACGTTCCAGTTCCATATGTGTCTTTCCATCCGCTGACATCAAACTGAACCTGTGTGACCTCGTTCTCACCCTGCCACCCTATAATGAGCGGCTTGTTTTTCTTTGCAAAAATTGTTCTCATGTGTCAGTCCCCTTTTCCATTTACCATGCAATTACATACGTGCCGCTTGTTGTAGACGTTACATTCACCGTTCTTGTCATAGGGTCAGTATTTACGCATATAGCCCTATACTCGCCTGTCATTGTCGGATTACCAGACCAATAGCCAGACGTGTTCGCACTAAACACGGCATTACCTGCAGGGTCAAACAAAGAGCAATACACGCCGTTTGCCCAACTTACAATCAGCGTTGCAACGGCTCTGTTTATGGTGATAGTTCCAGAATCCGTAGCTGTCTCAAAGTTGCTATTGGTGGCTCTTACATAAACCGTTGTTGATCCAACTGCGGTTCGTGTCGGTGCTGTCTGACTCCATGATGTGCCGTTTGTGCTGTACTCGATAGTTGTTCCAGACGTGACGCTGACGCTTACAGTAACACCATGTGCAGAACCGTCATAGTCTCCTGTGTAGTCCCACACTCTCAGACCAAGATAATCTGCAATTGCTTTGCTGATCGTGATCTTGCCGTTGACGGCCTTCGTTACAACATAGTTGCCCGTTGTGTCTGTAGTCTCGTTGAGCGTTACGCCGGTGAATGTGACATCATACGTTCCAACATTGGTTCCGCTTCCGTATGCCTTGACTGTGCTTGCGAAGCGAACACCAGACACATTGCACGTGTATGTTTCGACAGTCTGCGCATATCCATACCTGTTATAGCTTGTTGTCAGACTGTCTGCGGTAAGCGTCACAGGAGCAGGTGTTATATTGATAGCCGTATCGACTTCAACAGTCACGTTTAAAGCAGAGTTAATTGCCCTTACACGAACGGTTGTGTTCCCTGCGTTTGTTCTTGACGGTGCTGAATAACTCCATGACGTGCCACCGTCTGTGCTATAACGGAAGCTTGTAGATGACTGATATTCCTGCGAAACGGTTGCCGTAACCGCATGGGCTTGCCCGTCATATACTCCGCTGAATCCTGTGACAACTAAGCCAAGAATAATTGCAGGGTCTACAGACACATCCGTATTTGTTTTCCCTATCATCTTCTATCACCTTAGAATCGCAATGTTCGGAATTGTTATAGTCGTGTTGACTTTGGAGTAAATATAAATGCCGCCGTCATACGTCTGGCAAGCAGGAGCATAATTGCCGCTCAAGGCTTCTGTCGGTGAGAACGTCACAAGAGCATACATAGTCGAATCAACGTTTGTGTTCGGAATAGCCGCTCTGTAGGTATAAGCAGAGAACAAACTATCAGAATGCGTTGCCCAAGCACTTGAAAGAACTTCGACACTGTTCATGTATATGTTCGATTTCTGCGTGTCATGCGTAGCATCGTAGACTGCATCACTCGTTATGAGGTTATCACTGCCAGAGGTTGGCGTATCATCGGCAGAAACCACAGGGGTAAATTGACCGTTTTTCTGCTGATAAAGAATGTGTAATGTCGGATTGTACACCATATCAACAACAACATCAGCTTCGTCAGCTTTACCCTCAACTTCGCCCTGCACAAACTCCGTTGTTGCGATCTGCGTTGTGTTCGTTCCAGAAGCGGCTGTCGGTGCTGTCGGTGTTCCAGTAAATGCAGGAGATGCCAAGTCTGCCTTGCTGTCATCTGATGGGTGCTGATGATCTTCACGGGCATAGGCAATTGCCGTGCCGACTGCGCCCGCTCCGTCCATGACAGGCATCAGACTTCCGGGAGAACCTGTCCCGTCTGCTCCGTTGTAGACGTTGAACGTTCCTGCTGTTGTACCATCTGACAAAATGACTCTGTAGGTGTCAATAGTGCCACCTGCGCCCGTTCCGCTGACCTTCTCAACGCTTGCAACGTTCGTGCCGTCCTTGCCGTTGTACACGTCAAACGTGCCGCCATAGGTTCCGTTCGTGAGATTGATGCGGTATGTGTCAATCGTACCTGCTGCACCCGTTCCGCTGATTCTGGTCACAGATTCAACGCTTGCACCTGCAACGCCCGGCTCTCCCTGTGAACCTCTCGCAGAGTATCCGCTGTCAACATACTGGTTTGTTGCAACACTCCACACCATCCAGTTTCCTGTTGTGGTGTTGATATACGGCGGTCTGTACGTGATCGACATAGCCGCCGAAATCTGCGCAGTCAGAACGGAATAATAGTCCGTTGACATGAACTGCTCATCAGAGATTGCGCACTCCTGCACCTCGATCTTCCATGTGAACGTTGTCAGACGTTGCCCGTCTTGCGTGTAGAACTGAATTTGGCAAAGCACCGTTCCTGCACAGGTCAAAGCCTGTTCTGCAAGGCAAATCGTTGCGACATTCCCAGACCATGTGACAGCGGTGTTCCCGTCTTCGTCAACGTCATAGAAGCCATACGTCTGATCTGGCTTGTGGAATCGTACCAGAGTAAGTGCGCCCTCGTCTGGTGTGAACGGTACAGAGCCGTCAAACAACATCGCAGTGACCTTGCGTGTCAGCTTGTCATTCTGTACGGCGTGCATTGTGGTTGCATAATTTGGGTATTGCAGATTAAGGTTTAATGTTGTTATTGATTGCATCCTGCTCCCCCTTGATTGCTTCTGCGACCTTCAAGATGTTTTGCACGGCAACGTGCATCAATGCCCAGTAATCACCGTCAACCTTGACGCTTTTAAGTGCCTGTGCTGTATTAAGCAGTTCTTGAACTTTATCCATGTGTCAACCTCAACTTCCAGAAACCATCACCGTCATCGTCAACATTTTTCAGTTTCGTGAAACCTTCGTATTTTTTCCCGTTATACTCAAGCACCTGTGTTTCTTCTGAATCAGCAAATACTTTTCTAACCTCTTCACCAGATGCGCATACAACACGGAAATAAAGCGATTTTGACGGTGCGTGTTCCACGAAATAATCTGAATCGTATTCTTTGCCGGTTGCTGTTTTAATCTTCGTCATACGGTTCACCGCAAATGATTTTATACTGCTCTTCTGTGATCAACTGATTATCAACAGCATTCTTCAAGCCGTTCTTTGTCAATTCGTTGTTGTCATAAAGGCGTTTAATTCTTTCAAACATCTTTCTTCTCCAATACCATCACAAGCAATGCGTCAACGGCTTTGCTCAGTTCTTGCAAGTATGTTGGTTTCGTAAGAAGTTCAATCGTGTAGACCGTCCTTGTGTTTGCAAACACTGCATTTGCTGACGTGATTGCATATGTTTTCTTTGTCCCGTCTTGAGCGGTTTCTGTGATCTCCGTGATTCCGTCAAGAGCAGCACACACGTCCTGCAATGTGTCAACAGTGTTGATCACCGCAACGATCTTGTCTTCAGTGACAGACACAATTGAACCAGAATATTCTTTCTTTCCAAATGTGATCATTTATTATCCCCCGTATGTCAGCACATAGCTTGACACTGTTGCAGTGCTTGCATATGCGTTTACCCATCTCTCAGTGCCGCCTTGGTCTGTCGCTTTAAATGCGAATTGCGCAGAAAGGGAAACAGACGGTTGTCCCCATGTTGCAAGATATCCACCGACATAAAGCGTTGATGCTCCAACAGATGTGAATGTTGCGCCGCTTCCAACCTTCAGATATCTTGTGTTGATATAGTCAACAGGTGAATCGTTGAAAAATGCGCTGTTTGAATAGTCTGCGTAGCCAAGGCTTGTATTGACAGCAGAAGACAGCGAAGCGGTTGAAACGCCCTGCGCCTGTATCTGTGTATCGCTCAGCGTCCTGTTTGCAATCTTTCCACCTGCAAGCGTTTGATCTGCTACATTTCCACCTGTGACAGCTAACGGCGCAATGTTTCCCGTCGCTCTCCCTAAAGCATCAACGCCGCCAGTTATCTCTCCAACGCCTATTTTTGAGCCTGTCAAAGAATGATCTTCAATACGGGCAATATTCAGCGTTCCTGTGGTGATGTTGTCTGCGTTCAGATTCTTGACCGTGATCTGCGAAGCGTCCAGTTCACCGGCTGTGATTTCAGAAGCAGAAATCTTGCCCAACGTGAGCGTTCCTTTATCAAGGTCAATGACCCAATCACCGTTTTCAATCGTGCCAGTCAACTTTGAGACGGCAATACTGTTCGCCGCTATTCTCTCAGCGGAAAGCGTTCCTGCGGTGATGAAATCTGCGATGAAGCCTTGTGCGAATGTTGCGCCCATTGTGAATGGACCAGAATAGCCGTTTTCCGATGCGCCCCAACCTTCATAATTGAAACGCCAGACTTTTTCAGCCATCAACGGGTTCGGATTATCCGCAATGTATAGCGTATCTGGCAGACCGTCATTGTTTGTGTCCAGAAGTCTGACTGCTCCACCTTCTGCGCCGGTGATCGCCGCCGTGGTTGCAGATATGGCTTGTGCCATTTCCGTTGTGGTTGGCACGTTGTCTGTCAAGGTGCTTATGCCAATGATTGTATCTGCAAGACTGGTGCGTGAATCACCTATTTCAACGGAGATATAACGCTCGTTGATAACGTCATAGTCCGTGCGGATAATCTTTGCCGTTGCTGAAACGCCAAGCTTTTCAAACTCAATCGTGACGTAATCGCAAAGGCTGACAGTTCTTCTGATGTTCTGGTATTCGTCCGTCTGTTCCAGTGTAGCAAAGGACACATTCAGCGAAACACGTGGAACGCCGACCCTGTTTGCGTTGATATATTCAATAGCATCAGCGTTTAGCTGTTCCTGCGTTGGTGCCTTCTCATAGTTCCCAGATCGGTCAAGAATCTTTATGCGCACATAGTCAAACGTTCCAGTGCTTTGAATCGTGCCGCTGACAGTCTGTTCACCGTCCATCGAACGCCAGAAGCACAGAACGCCCGTGTAGCAGTTTGCGCAGTTCTCTTCCTGCTGAAGGTCTACAAGATCAACGCCGTAGCGAATCGTGATGCCGCTGTCCGTTCCTCTGCGTGAAAGAAGTCTGATCGTGTAGGTGTCAAACTCATATTCACCGCCGTAAATGTCCAGAAGCGAGCCTTGCTGACCGCCCATGAGCGACAGCGTGGAGCATGGCGTTGTGCTTGACATCTGATTGTTTGACCATTTATCAGTTTCAAAGACGAACGGAGACTGCACAAGTCTGTTTGAAACCATTGCGTTTAAAGCATTGTACAGACTGTTTGCTGTGAACGGTGCAACCGGCACACCTTCCAGATCATAGCGCAGATGGTTCGCATTGATCGTCACCACGCCGTTGATCGGCTTCGTGATTCTGTACACTCTGAACGGCTGTGCCTGTTGCTGTGGGTTCGGTTTTGCAAGAATGATGGAACGCATCACGATTTCATCATAATGCTGTCCATCAATCGGATATTGCATTTCAAACGTGAATTCACCGTTCCGCTCTTCCACAACGTGCGGTGAAATGGCATCAGTCAGATGACCGATGCCAAACGTTTCAAATGTGGTGTCTGTAGGTGCAAACAGAATCGGAATCATAGCGTCCACCACCTCGGTTTAAGCTTGATTCCTGTGATGCCGCCCGTCCAAGTGATTTCTGTTTGCCCTTCCGGGAGAACAGGGAATGCACCAGATGCCGTGCGGTTTTTGTTTGTGTTGCCTTGATACACCTGCATGATGTCTGAATCAATGGTGATGTTATCGCAGTCCGTCAGCGTGATCGTTTTGTCTCCTGCGGTTATTGTTCCGCTTCCAGAGCCTTCAACAATCAAGATCGGTTTTGCCGTGAACGGTGACGGGTTCAGCAATTGCATCCCATTCTCAACGTCAATGAAGAAATCGCCGCTTTTGTAGAATCTCTGCGGCTTGCAATCAAATTCTATTGTTGCACGTCCGTATCGATTCAGAATGTTGGCAATCTCCGTGCCGCCTGTATAACTTGCCATGCGGAAAGTATCAAGCCAGTATGAATCCTCAAGACGCTGATATCCTTTGACCATCAGCCATTCCACAACCGTGTGGGAGATTGTCGGAAGTCTTGGTGCTTCTGCAGATACATAGATTTCGTACCGCTGCAGCACGTTTTCATAGGCATCCTGCTCAACAAGAAGATCACCACTTCTGCCGGTGATCGAAATCTTTTCATGCTTTCTGCTCGGTACAATCACGTCTGGGCATCGCTCCACAATCACGTGTACATCGTCAGAGGACTTTCCATGCCACCAGATCATGAAGCAAACACCGCCTTTCGTGCGTCAATTCTGCTCTGAATCTTGATCATCAATTCATCAACCACAGCGTCAGCAGACTGTCCCGGCTGCTGATTCACAACAACGTTGAAACCGCCGTAATTGTAGGAATTGCTTGTACCGCCAGACATCGACATTGCGCCAGAAACACCCTGCGCCGCCTGTGATGCGGCTTCTGTGACAAGATGCGTGTTCTTTCTGATGCCTTCCGCAAAACTCTTCATCATGTCTGGTGCGTAGGTGTGGAAGTCGCTCAACGGTCCTTCGTCTGGTTCAGAGAATCCGAGGATTTTCTTGACTCCTCTTGCAACGCCTTTCACGTTGTCCCAGACGTGTGACGCAGCTTCTGCAATGCCGTTTCCGAAACTGATCATCATATCTTTGCCCCATGTCACAGCCGCCTTTGCGCCTTCGCCGAATGTGTCCTTGATTGCAAAGAGAACTTCAAGGATGATCTGTGGCAACTGTGATGCCATAGAAACGATACCTTCAGCCAGTGCCTTAATCAACTGAACACCTGCATTGATAAGTGCAGGAAGATTGTTGATGATCGCTTTGACCAGTGTGCTGATGATCTGCGGAGCGTAGGAAATCAACTGCGGCAACGCTTCAATAAGACCATTTATCAATGCGATAATAAGCTGAATACCTGCGTCAATCAGTGCAGGTAGGTTCTTCACCAGAGCGTCCACAAGTCTGACGATAATATCAACCGCAACAGGCGTAATCGTTGGAAGCATAGAAATGAAGCCGTCAAGCAGTGCTTGAAACAGGTCAATCGCAGTGTTCACCAAATCTGGTGCCATGCTTTCAAGAATTGGCATCACTGCCGCAAAAATGCCGGGAATATAGTCAATCAGACGTTCGACAACAGGAAGCACGTTGTTCACGGTATCTTGGAAAGAACCGACAACGTTGCCAAGCAGCAGATCAATGTCTGCATCAGCCGTTCCAATTCCTGTGACGAAGTTCTGCCACGCACTCTGCATGGATGCGATAGACCCTGCGATAGTTCCAGACGCTTCTCTTGCCGTTGTGCCGGTGATGCCCATCTCACCCTGCACAATATCAATTGCCGCAACAACATCTGCGAATGACAGGGCAAGTTCGCCGTTGGAATACCTCTGTGCCTTGAATGAGGAATTAAGCTTTTCAGCGTCTTTTACAAGACGCTCCATTTCGGTCTTAGTCCCCCCGTATCCGAGCTTTAAATTATCAAGCATGTTATACTGACCTTTTGCAAAGCCTTGATATGCGTTCTGAATGCTCTGCATGTCAGTTCCGAACGTGTTGGCATTGTCGCTCATGTCACGTATTGCAATATCTGCCATACGTGCAGCCTGTTCGGTATCACCGCCAAGTGAACTGATCAGCGATGCGGAGAAGCCCGTGACTGTCTCCATGTATTCATTCGCTGACAGTCCTGCGGTTTTGAATCCGTTCTGTGCGTTCTCAATTACGGTCTTGTAGTCATCGCCAAAAAGCTTTTTGACACCGCCTTCAAGCTGTTCAAAGTCACCGTAGGAAGAAACAACAGACTTGCCAAACTCAACCGTTGCCTTGCCCAGTTCAACAATGCCGTCCTTGATCGCAGTTAAACCGCCAACAATGACTTCCTTTGAAAGCATTGCTTTCAGCGTCTCGCCGAACGTTGATGTCTTCTTTGTAGTGTTATCGAGACTTCCTTCCAGACCGTTTAGCTGCGTCTGTGCATTCGCCAACGCTTCTTTCCATTTCAGCGTCTGGCTGCTGTTTTCGCCGGTTGCCTTTGCAGAACGTTCTACCATGTCCTGCAGAAGCCGCACACGTTCTTTCTGAACCTCGATCTGCTTGTTGATCTGCTCGGTTACTGCCTTGTTTTTCTTCTGTGAATCCGCATTATCGTCAAATGCAGATGCTACGGCACGCATTTCAGCATCAAGCGTTTTCGCTTGCTGAATGATGTTTTGTATTTCTTTTCGGTATTGGGCTTCCCCGTCTATTCCTATCCGAGGACCAATATCTTTTGCCATCTGATCACCTCAGTTTCATAGCATCGTCAAATGACATTCGTTTTTTCTTTTTTGGCTCTGCACCGTTAAAGATGGCATAGCAGGAAATCATGTCGGACATTTCGCCGTAGCGTGTCACAAGAATTTCCTGCTTTTGCATATTCAGCATTCGCCCGTAGAATAAGAACCAAGACAGGTTTATCTCTACGCCTTGCTTCTGCTTGCCACCTTTTTTTTTGACGGTGCAACCTCAACTGTTGTTTTCATGCTTTCCGAAAAAGCTGCAAAAGCTTCGGCTTGAATATCTTCCAATGCAGTTGCAGGAAGTGCCATCACCATTTCCGCTGTCAACGGTTTGTGTGTGACCTCTCTCCCTGCGAAACGCTCTGCATCGTCAAAGCCCTTCGCCATCGCAGCTACAAACTTGGCTGTGAATCGGATTGTATCAGCGGTTTTTGCATTGGCAACTTCTCCAATCCTGCTAAGATCGCCGTCTGGGCATATCTCTGCAATTTCCGCTGATGCTCCAACAGTGAGCATGAAACCATATTCATTCCCAAAGATATTCATATGCCGTTCCTCGATTAGGTGATGTTAAAGATTGCCTTGATCTTCGCTTCTGCAAGTGCTTCCGTGGTCTGCTCAGTACCGACAAGTTTCCAGTCATGGTTCTGGGTATCGTCACGGAGAAGCGTTGCGGTGATTTCCTGCGTCTGCCACTCGATTGTTTCCGTTGCGGTCTGCGCATCGACACCCGGAGTCACAAATCTGCATTTGGTGAGAATATACGGAACGTAGCTTGTCACGCCGTCTTCCATATACCGGCAGATAAAACCAACGCCGACATAAGGAATGGTCAAGTTTTCGCCGTAATGAATGAAGCCCTGCGCGTCAGCTTCTGGGATTCCCATGATAAGCTGCTCTGCCGCAAGTTTCAGACCGTCAACGGTGAATGTAGCAGTACCGCTTGTGAAAATGCCCGGTGCGCTTTCTGCGCTGATATTGTCAGCATAAAAAATGTTATCGTCTTCCGCTTCTGCTTCGATAGACACCTGCACACCACGGGCAAGCCGCTGACCTCTGGAATAGGTCACAGTGCCGCCGTTTGCTGTGTAGAGTGCTACATAAGGAAGGGAAAAGCCGGTCATAACTCTTCCTGCCGCCATGTATTAACCCTCCATAATTTGTTCAAGTTTTTCGTCCAGAGCCTTTGACATTTCGCTGATTGCTCTGTCCGTTGCGCCTTTTGTGGCTTTTGAAATGAAATGCGTTGCTTTCTGTCCACGGCTTGTGCCGCTTTCAAGAGCAGCCGCTTTCAGTGCGTTCGGAACGCCTTTCTGGTCATATCCTGCAAACGTGATCTTGGTATTGACATAGCCGTTATCATTCCTCATCCTTGCAATGCTTATTGATGAAAGTAGTTCGCCTGTGTCTTTGTATCGTTCTGCCGCTGCTCTGATTGCGTCCGCAATAACGGACGCTCCCGGATATACCGCATACTTCAGAACCTTTGTAGCATTCTGACCGCCAATTCTTTCAAGGCTTTCCGTGTATTCTTCAATCCCTCTGAACTGAAATTTAGCCATAAACACCACACTCCCACTCAAAGTGGATATAGCCGGTGTCGTTCTCATACTGAACGGTATTAAGCTGCCAAGGGATTCTGATACTGTTCAGAGCCGCTTCAATCGTGTTCTTCGGTGTCATGCTGTCATCACGGGTATAATAATTGACGTAGCACACAATGCCGGTTTCGGCGTGTACGCTGTCAGCAATGAAGTCTTCACCGCTTTCCTCTGCATACACACCATAATCACCGCTCGGTGCTTTGCTCCATGCGTGGTGGGCAAAGGCGAAGCCGGTGTTATTCAATGCTTGCACAAGTTCTTCAAACATCGGCTGTTGCCACCCCCACGGTCAGTTCAATCTCATTCTCCGTGACATACGTTCTTATGACTCTGTAGCGTTTCTCGTTGTAAATAACGATCTTCTGCCCGTCATAATCTGCGTACTCAGACAGAACGAACACATACACCGGCTCAATGTTGTTCTCTAATGCTCTGTAATACTCCTGCCGTGTAACAGACTGAACACGGCAGAAGCATCTTGTCAGCGTTTCCTCTGGTCTATTAAAAACCCCGTGATCTTGTGGGTTTTCGTTCACCAGATAAATAACGTCATCACGTACCATCTTTCATTTTCTCCGAAAACAGGCGGTTGTTCAGAGCATAGCGCAACATACGAGGCATCCCAACGCCGCTATCCCTGCACCGCCACATCCAAGCCGCATATTGAATCGTCAGTGTGGAATCATCGTAGTTATCATCAAGCGTGATTCCTTCGGTTTCGATTCTTTTCTGTGCAGAAAACAGATAAGCAACAAGCCTATCGTCATATGCGGTTGTAGTGATACCAAGTTCAATTTTCAACCCGTTCAGCAGGGTGACGGCTTCTGGCATGATTCATTCCCCCGTCTTTTTCCGTTTTTTCGGCTTTTCTTCCGTCTCTACGATCAGCGGTGTTTTCTGCCGGTTATTACACCCAGACAGTTCCTTAATACGCTTATCGGATACGATAGTCCCTTTAACGGGAAAATCGTCTCCGACTTCATAATAGTGATCACCGTTCTGAAGATCGTAGAACGCCTTGATCACCTTGTAACTCATGCGCCTTCGTTAGCGGTATCAGCCGCAAAAGTCATGGTTGCGTTCGGAGTTACGCCCAGACCGATTGCAACGAAGCCTTCAGCAATAACCGGCTGACCGTCATAGCGTGCAGTGCCTTTCATAACGGTCTGGTCCTGCAGGAAGCGGACATGCTCAGACGTTGCAAACTGCTGTCCACGGCGTTCTGCAAGTACATAAAGCTCAAAGTAACCGCCGATGATAACGTTGTCCGGGATGAAGTTCAGAACTTCGATCACGCCGCCGATCACGGGCATGGTGCCGTTTACGCCGCTGACAATTGCACCACCTGCGTCAATGGTCATTGCTTCAGCAACAATCTTGGTGTATGTGGTTTCGTTCATGACCCAGACCTTGGTGCCACGTGCATATGTGCCTTTAGCCTTGCCAGAAGCAAGGGCGATCTGCTGAAACAGTGTAACGCCGGTTGCGGTGCTTGCAATGTTCACGATGTTCGTTGTGTGCAGGTCAACCCACGTGCGAGCGGTTGCAGGATAGCCAGTCGGTGCAGCAGTCTGGGCAAGACGTGAGACAACGCCGAGCGGCATATTCTGGTTTGCGGCGGTGTTGCGACCGTAAAGGATAGCCTTATCAAGAGCAAGACCGATTGCCTGTCCAAGAGCGGAAAGAAGTTCAGCAGCAAGGTCAAGATCGGAATCCTCAAGGTTTGCATTGCATACTGCGAAATAACCTGCCACTTTGAAGCAGTCGAAGGAAGCATCATTGAAACCGAGCGTCAGTTCATTGATGTTTGCGCAGCATTCAGTCCACACAGCTTCGGGAATAGTTCCCATGACAAGCTGTCTGCCCTCGCCACGAATGGCACGAACGGTGACGTGTCTGTACAGTTTGGAATAGTTGATGAGGTTCTCACGGAGCAGACCGAGCATCACTTCCGGGATGGTCAGTCCGACATTGGTGATTGCACGCTTCTCTTTGATTGCGGTGCGTACCTCTGCAAGATATGCCTTTACGTCTTCACGTGCGCAGAACTCGTTGCGCTCCTGCATGGTCATCTTGCCAAAAATTTTGTCACGGGTTTCAAAAGTCATTGCTTTCTTTTCCTTTCTTTCTTCGTTTACCGGCTCGACAACCGGCGGTTCGGTGTTCTGCTTGGCTTCTTCCTCAGCAAGCTGATTCTCAAGATCGCCAATCACACGCTCAAGGTTTTCTTTTTCCTCTTCGTGTGCTTTCTTTTCGGCATCAAAAGCGTTTACCATTTCCTCAATGGCGTTGCGCTCTTCAACCGTGTTTTCCTCGGTCACTTCTTCGATGGACTTGGCAAGTTCTGCTTCTCTCTTTTCAAAGTCAGCGTCCTTTGCTCTCAGTGCATCAAGTGCCTTCTTCTGATCGTCAATTTTCTTCTTCAGAAGCAGTGCTTTCAGCATTTTTAATCTTCCTTTCCATCTTCATCTTCCACGCTTCAACTTCCCGTTTCAGCATGGCGTTTTTTTCACTTGCTCTCGCTGCAATATTCGTCTCTTGATACGCAGGGAATGTGCAAGCACTTACTTCAAACAGATTGACATCCGTAATCGTCCAATGCACTGAGCCATCATCTCGGAAGTCGGTTTCCTCATTGACGATCTCAAAGCCGAACGAACACTGATCAACATCCCCACGCTTTACCCGTTCATACAGGTTCATTGCATCAGCATCTTTCGGATTGATGCTGATCTTTCCCCATAGACCGTGCTCGTCTTCTCGAAGTTCCAAAGTGTGAGCTTTGGTTCTGCCTAAGACCAAAGTGGTGTCATGATTGGTCAATGCACGAATGTCTCCGCTGAGAGTGCGAGAAAAAGCACCGGGCTTGACGCTTTCCGTCATTCCGGGTGCGATTTCATAAATTGAATTGAATACGGCAAAATATCCTTCAATCGTCGGGTTCTCGTCATCCCTTGCCGTGAACTGTGTTGCGATCGGTCGAACCTCACGCCGCTGCAAAATACGGAAGGCTCCGTCTTTATACTCCGCATCAAATGTCGCCATTCTTCTTCTCCTTTCGTTTCGGGCACTTCCATGCGTTGTCTGTAAGCACCCACCAACCTTTGCAAGACTTGAACCTCTGATTTCCGCACCAGTTATTCAACGCCTTGCACCAGATTCTCATGCCGTCTCTGTACTCCGCATGAGGGCATTCAAGATCAACTTTCATTTCAGCTTGTTTTGCTCCCCGCTCTTGTCATACGGAATATAATTTTCAAGAACCTTGTATTCCGTCAGTCCTGCCGGTGTCATGTGCATTCTGTCACGCCATTCATCACCATTGACAAAGCCACGATCAGCACCGGCAAGCAGCACTTCAGACATTCCCTGCATATCGTAGTCCATCAGTGACCAGTAATTGAGGAACAAATACCACTTCGGTGAGATGATCAAGCACCGTGTCATTTCCTGCTGAATGTTCTGTGCAATCGCTCTCACCTTCGTCTGAACGAAGCTGTTCCACTCTTCACGGTTGAACGTTCCGACACCCAAGAGGAAAGGCGGCACGCCGATCACGGACGCAACCGTTTTCTTGTCAAGTTCAACTGTGTCTTTAATTGCAAGGTCTGTCAGACTCAGCGGTTTGATCTGCTCAACTTGAAACTGCTCAGCAGGAATCAACCACGGCTGACCAGTCTGCGCAGGTGTCACGTAGCTTTCAAGCAGCTTCTGCCGTCCTTCTGGGCTTGCAAACTCATCAGTCAGCGCATCAACCTTCACGATGATTGACGGCTTCCACTCGCTCGCCATAAATGCGTTTTCTGTCTTCTGTGCCTGTTTGAGGTTGTTTGCAATGTCTCTCAGCGTGACGGTCACGCCCTGCCCTTTCCACAGATACAACGGGTCTGGGTTATAGACAAAGTGCATCAAGTTGTTAGGGTCACGGGCAATGCCGTCAATTAAAACCCTATAGTCTCGGTAGGAATTGGCTACCGGCATGAATTGCACCCTGCTTGCGGATATCGGTTCAAGGCTCTTCAGTATGCCTTCATACGTGTGAGGAACACATATAGCGTTTCCTGCGCCGTACAAGAGCATATTCATGACGTTTGCCGTCATCCAGTGTGAACGTGTCATGTTGCCGTTCGGTGTGATGTCGATCAGCCTTGACAGTTCATTGTTGATTCTTGTGTCTCCGTTCTCTGTGTTCGCCATCAAGTAGATGGTCATGCTGCCGATCAGTTCCGCAATCCTCAAACAGGCGGTCTGGATTTCCGGGCAATCAGAAAGCCGCACATATCCGGGACAGCAAATTTCCCCGTCTTTCAGCCACAGGGCAACAGGGTCAACCTTCTTCGTTGTGGTTTCCCTTTTCTGTCTCTTTCTTCCCATTATTCATCTCCAAACCATCGTCTTGCTTTGTTGCGTCTTGTTGACGCTTCCAACATTCGGATGCAAGCAAATACTGATGCGTCAAACAGGTCAATCCTCTGTTCTGGCATAACCTTTTCGTATTGTATCAAGTCATCCGTCTTCTCTATTGCTCTGACATTCGCAACGCAGTATTCATACGCTTCGGAATGCAGGTAATACAGCGAACCGTCTTTTGCCGCCTTTTCGATGTGTCTGAAGCCTTTTGACTTCAGAATGTACAACTGCGGCTGATGCACGATCTTAAACCCTGCCGCCTTCATGAGCGGTATATACTCCTCACCGGCGAACTTTTCATCGTGTCCGACTTCTTTGATTCTGAAGCCAAGCTTTCGCATTTCGATGAACCAGTTCACTATGTCAGCATAGTTCACTGTTGGATTATTGCACAGCGTCAGCCACCCGTCATCACTCCATCCGAACAGCGGTATGTTGTCCTCGTCAGCTTTTGCCGCCGCCTGTGTAATTGGGAAAAATGCGTGCGTGATGCAGATATCCGTTCCTTTATAGTTCCCGTATAGTGCAGCCGCCGTCAAGTCATGAACACGTGACAAGTCAGCACCACCGAACCAGTCAACCGGCAGTTTGGCAAGCTGTTCAAGACTCCAATCATGCTGTGCATCAGAGCGTTTGAACTGGTCAATGTCAAAGTATGCCTTCATTGCTGTTGTGTAGATGTTCAGTTCACGGGAAAGGAAGTCTTTCCGTTGCTGTGGGTCATTCTGGGCTTGCAGGGATGCGTTCAGCAGATCGGCAGGACGTTTTGTGATGCCATATGACGGGTTCGCTTTCTGGTGCTGTATTGGGTTCGTGTAATCAACGTTCCCCTTGTCATCTTGATCTGCACGGGCTACAAACGAGAAAAGGGAATCGTCTTCAACGATTCCTGTTGCTACTTTGACGGCGTATTCCTGCCGCCCATATCCGAAGCTGTTGACGTTATCACCGGCGGTTGTGATACCGATCATCAGTTTGTTTGTGTATGCGCTCTGCGCTTCCTTGAAACGGTTATACTGCGCAGGTTTCTTATATGCGGCAACCTCGTCAGCGATTGCGAAGTTGCAGTTAAAAGAATCTTGCGAATCTGGGTTCGCAGGCATCGCTATAATCTGTATCATTCCGTCTGGCGTTCCGTCTGGTTTCTTGAACGTGTATTTTATCGAATGATCAAACGAATTGTCCTTGATGTCAAACATCTCGGAAATCTTCTGATACTCAAGGGAGAACGTCAGAAAATGGAACGCTTGCAACGTCTGCTTCAGAGCAGCAGCAACGATATAGCATACAGAGCCAGAGTGCCGTTGCATTATCGATACCGCCCACGCAAGACCGGCAACAAGTGAAGTCTTTCCGTTCTTTCTGGCGATCTCGATAAACGCTTCTTTGAAACGTCTCTCCTCTGTGCCTTTGTAGTAAAAACCAAGCAGGTTATAAATTATGAACACCTGCCACGGCTGAAGTATGAACGGTTTCCCAAGCAACGGGTTCCCGTCTATATCCTCGCCCTGTGCGTGGACAAGTGTTGTCTGCATGATATTAATTGCAAGGTCTGGGTCATGTTCTCTCAATTCCAGATCGTCACGTTTTAGGTCCTTCTTGAACCGTTCACACGCTGCAACAATCTCTTTCCCTGCTACAATCTTCCCTGCTATAACGTCATCCGCATACTGCTCAGCCGTTTTCCTGTAGTGCTTAATCATTCGACTATGCGGGCAAGAATCTTTTCAAGCCCATCGCCGCCCTTGTCCTGCACTACATCGGCGTTTAATTTCTTATACCCTGCCGGTGTCAGACCCAGATCACGCCAGTATGCGAGCGCATCACGATTCAGATCGTTCATCAATCGGAGCATTGGGTTTTGTTCGATGTTCTTTGCCCCTGCCTTGTTCGTGTGCGTAACAACTACCTTGCCGCCGCTTTCCACGAACAGGGCTTCCGCTTCGTCTCTTTTCTCCAATATCCCTGCAAGCGTGTCGATCACGCTGTCGAAAAACTCCCTGTAAGTACCGGCATCCTCGCACGCTTTTACTATTTTCTTTTTCCATGCCGGTTTCTTCATAAGATTTCACCGAAACCTTTCTAAAACCTTTCAAAAACCTCTTGGTAACGCTTGTAGGACTTCTCTCACACCTGTTACCCTCTTCTCAGAAATTCCCCCGTGTATATAAAAGAT